ATTCATGCACACTTTCGTGAAAAAGTTACAATTAATGTCCGAGCAAAATTTCGTCCGTGGTTACCCACGGAGTACAAAACTCTAAACATAAAGGTAACCACGAAAGTGGACTTTAGAAACTTACAAAAACTTTGAAAAATTAAATGTAAGAAGTATACGACTGTAACGTATATCTTTTTAAGTGGCTGTTGGTACACCCCCAAAATAATCTAATGTGGGGCAACAATACCAGAAAAGGCATGTAAAATCAGGACCTGCTGCTAACTGTGTTTGCAGAGTCGAAACTAGACCGATATCTGGTTGTGTATCATCAATCCGTTTTGCCAAATATTGAACAATGGCATTTTGTGTTGTGGTTCCATCGGAAGTGTTTCCCAATAAATATTTAGTGGGATCCACCAGACTAAAATTATAATTATTATAATCTGGAAGATTAAAAACGAGAGAACCATTAGTGTTTGTGGCTGTTATAGCCATACCACCCGTTCCATCCACATCATAACGCGAAGTACCAAGTAGACGTGCTTTGTTGCTTAAAGAAGCAGCATAAGCTGATGTACTACTTAAACTTATGTATCGTGATGCAGAATTGGTGTATGAATTACTAGTATCGCGTGATACACGTAAATCTGAAATAACATTTCGTCCATCTGTTGATGGTGTAATACAGTAATTCACACTGCCTCGATAACCTAAAAACATCCCCGTAATATACGGTAAAGGATGCATAGTATTAAAAATATAAGGTGCTGTACCCGAAGCTGCCAAAACTTTGTTTGCCGAAGTTGAAACCCAATTAGGATCATAACCTGGAGTATATGGCATACGTTTTAACACCTTGAAAATAACAGAATACAAATTAGAACCCAATTGAGGTAAAGCTGTCGTTTCAAAATTTGAATAACGATGAATCACGTTCCTTAAAGAACCAATACATTCACCAAAATTCAAAGCATAACGATCTTCTGTTGTTGTGGCTGGGTTTCCCATAGAAACTTCATAAGTTTCTACACTTGTGGTATCCTGCGCCTGTAAAGCAAAGAAACTAGGGTAATTAAAGGTTACCGTATTTCCCACCCACGACGCTGGATTGGCAAATTCAAAATTATCACCACCTACAACATAAGCCAAAATTGTGACTGTACTCGCAGCTGGAGCTGTTAAACCGTTCAACACTCTTACGGTTAACACTCCATTATCATACCCCCTGCGTGGAGCATTTGCGGACCCTGTGGTCCAATTGTCCGATAATTGTTTTCGGATTTCCAACCAACCGGTGTCTTGATGATATGGGACATTGATCGTGAGATCTGTATGTTCACCAATATCAAAAATTTCGGTATATACTGCATTCTCACCTGGATCGGAACTTGTAATATCCCCAATGGGATCATAAGAAATTTTCAAACGTCCCTTGTGAAATTTGGTACATACAACTTTAAGTCGAATCTTAATGTCTCCACGCCAATGCGTGAACAATCCAGAAAGATATGATAAAGGTGTATGATAAGCACGCGTACCCACTAAAGCAGGCACTGTATTATTGAGATCAACTTTACCAAATAACATAGGGTTAATTCGAACATTCAAAATTTGTGTGCCATCAGCTTGTGCTGTAGTCCAATCAGTTGTACCAAAAAGACTTTCTTTCTCCTTAATATAAGCAATGGATAATTCATCCTGATCTCCAATTCCATGAGGAGCAGGATCAATAGAAAGTTCTTGTTTTGGATCATAAGCCAGTTTTTGGACAGGCGTGCCAATGTGTGCACTGGCCAACATAGGACCATTCATAGGTTGATAACCATGCACATCTGCAATTACAGGCACATTTGTGTAGCCGAATAAGGAAGCTATAGACGATACAGCTGATGCACCAATTGATGTTGCTCTAGCAAACGTACCAATAATTGGAATTTCAGTCAATTTAGATGCAATAGCCGCAATAGCCGTTGCTGGTCTAGAAATGGGCCCTTGGCCATACTCATCACCTTGAAGTGTGAGTTTGTTTGTGGAGCCCATCAATTGAACATCTGTCATCCAAGCGTAGGTTCGTAATGTAACCGAAGTTGTACCTCCTGTTACAGCAACACGCAATGGTGCATATATAGCGTGAACCATTTCTCCCATGTTCTGCACTTCTGCTGCATCTGTGATATTCATCCAATTTTTATGTAAAAAGAATGGTAAAACCATTTCACCACCAGCATTAGCTTCTGGAAAAATGTAATACCCTGGTACCTGTGAATAAGGAATCATACTCGTAGCTGCGCTAAAAACGCTGGCACGAATAGGATCCGCTATCCACCCAAGTAATGGTTTATAACACATACGAATACTACCATATTGAAATGGAGTACCATTGACGATAGTTTTAACGTGCAGATTGCCACGCAAAAACGCATAATTTTCTAATTTTCTCTTAATAACAGCATTATTCAAAAACTCATACCAAGGTTTGAAAGTATCCACAACACCTATAACTTCAGATGTTGTCCATGTCTTACTTTTGATTAACGTCGGACGAGCTAAAAAAGTGCCTAAAGCTAGATCATCAGTATTATCAACTAATGCAACTTTATTTTGAGTATTATCTCTAACCACCACGTCTCCTTGATTTGCATCTAAGAAAGTGACAGTTTGAGATGTCATCTCAGAAGACACACCCTCCTCTGCTGTTGCGGTCTCTTCCGACTGCAACGAAAACAGATAAGGACATGCCTGATGAGGTTCATGCACTCGATCGCAAAGATGACAGGCTTCAGTTCCTGAGTCTTCACTAACCGGTGCTTGCACCTCAGTGATCTGCTGACAATTATTACAACATATACACAGATTGTCATACGTCTGTGCAATGTGAGCGATACTTTTAGTGATCGCTTCAACAATTATATTTCTATTATCATTATTATTTTGAGACAAATATTATACAAAAATATAGTTAGCCTATACTATATTTAGGCCTGTGCAGTTTTTCCTGACGCCCTCCAAAACCGATCATATAGGTCCTGCCAGGTTGGAAGGGTCGAGTCCGTGACGTACGCATTATATGGCGCACGAGATAGAATTTCACGGAAAAATTCTCTATTTTTATTGAAAATTTCTTTACCATAAAAGAAATATTCATTATTAGCTGAAACAATAACAGCAATCATCTGTTCATATTCTGTAATGGTTCCAGAAGGAACCCATATAGTTAATGAACGATGAATAGATTCCTCATCTAGC